AATCCTTCCTTATATATTCCGATTGAAACATCTTCGTAGATTGAAGGATCATATTTATAATAGACGTAAAGATTTCCATATTGACTATATCGTGAATATAAGTACTAATACAGCTCGTTTCGATAAAAGTCGATAGAGATATTTTTACCATTTGAAAATGTTGTTACATCATTTATGATGCTTTCGACAATATCAGAAGGAATAAGTGAAGATGTCAAATTTGATGTTTGAATAATGATCGTCGGATGAAGTTGAATCACGGAAGCATTAGAGACAGTCGTTATTACACCAGCTGCCTTGAAGGCATCAATAGATTCTGTGATGAGCTGTTTATCGTCATCTGTAACATTATCTCGATAGTTTTTCAAGCAATAGATGTCTATGTATCCAGGGAATGGATAAGTCATCGTCTTGAAAACGTCGTAAGAGTTCAAACCAGAATCAGATTTGACTATAGGAATCCTTATAAAATAAGCGGAATAATCTCTTATCGAACATTTACCCCACCTCGTTGAATCAAGAGTCCATGAAATATATTGTTCTTCAACAAGAGGATGTTCTGCATCAGTTATGATATTATATGGCGTAACGAGTTGCCAGCTCTGGCTATTTGAATCCCAATATTGGATTCCTCCATGCGTAGGATTAGACGACGTCGATAATATATCGTAAGAGCCCACTGTTGCAGGATTAGGTATAGATTGAGTTGAGAAGAGAACGTTGAAGAACTTTTCGTCGCTTCCTATGTATAGATAAAATGGATCTGATGTAGAAGCTGTCGCGGCATCCTCATCGGTTAGAAGCGAATATGAAGGATAAAACTTATTGTTTAGAGTCAAATCAATATCGTAGTTATTTGTATCAATAGAGCCAGAGCGTTGCTTTACGACGTAAAGATGCCTATATCCGCTTATAGAATACATCAGACCTGTAAAAGCCGCATTAGATGCTAAAGCATATTCTAATGATTCCTTTGTTCCTCTCCTCATTGAAATGAGATACTTTTGAAATCTTGCTTTCATGTCTTCTTCAGATTCAGCATCTGTTCCACCAGAAGCCGAAGAGTTTCTAATCCAGTATGAGAAGTTGTTCGTATTTGTTATCGAAGAGACAAACTTGGTAATGGCGTTCTGTGCTACGTTTCCTTCTGTTCCATCATTTACCGCGAGTGCTCGAACTGAGTATTCTGCTTTTCCTGTAAACTCGCCCGACGCCGAAACAATGATACTCGAAGAATCGTAATCATCAATAATCTCAAAAACAATACTTCCATCCTCTGTAGAAACCGTCGTGCCTCGAGGAATAGAGAAGTATGTGGGAGAAGACAATGCAGCAAGCTCGGCATCAATGTAGATTTTCAACTCAACAAGAGCCTTCTTTCCAGGCATCTTATAGAAGTTGAATCCATTGTAGATGTTCTCTAGAGATTCTTTAGTGACCTGAAATAAGTCAAAATAGTATTTCTCTAAAACATCTGCGAAAGCCTCAGTTAGAACATTCAAAACACTTCCGACATTATAATCTGTAACACTAGGGCCTCCATTTTCTTCTATCGCAGAGCGAAGAAAGTTTATGAAGTCCGTTCTTATAGTATCGGCATCTTTTATCTGTACTGTCATTTTATCTCATCCTAAAACGTAGTGTTTACACGTATTTCGTCGTTATTTACCAGGACTGCATTAGCTTCAGCAATGATAGCATCGGCTTTCGAAGAAACCTTCATGTTATTGACCGATCTTATTCTATTGTCTGATACCAACTGCTGAAATAGATTGTATCTAAATAAAATCAGATTTTCCGCAGTATTCTTTTTGCCAAGAAGATCGGGCATTCCATAATCCATGTGGAGTATGAGTCCTCCTTGAGGACACTCTAGCCTGTTCTTTATAGCTTGTCTAACGTTCTCTATTCCATTCACTAGCTTGAAATCGAGCACTCCTGCCACATCGTCATACCCTGGAAGTATTGAGATGTGCTGATCATCCAGGTATTCAAATCGTGCATCGAGATCGATCTTATAAGTATCTTCCTTCGCATAAACATCGGCGAATGGAATGAAGCTATCTTCAAATGAAGGAAGAAGTATTTCCTGACCATTTGTAAGAATACGATACTGAGTGTAAGCCGCAATAGAATAATCACTCTCAGTGGTTCCTCCGACAGCAACAAAGTTCGTCAAAATAGCGTATCCATTATTGTTTGCATCGCCCGATAAGAAGATCTTTTGTGCATCAAAACGAGCTGCTTCAGCATCAAGATCTTCAGCAGTTGAATCATAGTTCAAAAAAGGAAATGCATTCGATGCAAACGATCCAATGTTTTGCTCGTAGATTGCATTTATTACAATCGACTCAACCTCATAAAGATCATCTGATGTTTGAGCGTCGAAAAGGTCTGATTGGCCATAGTAATCGATCAAGTCTGAAGTTATAGTATACGGACTCAAAATCTCAAATAGAGTATTCGTATTGATGTCGTAAGATCTACCTTTATCTAGAGCGCATAATACATAGCTGTCGGCAGCAAACATAGAACAAGATTCAGAATCTGTCATTCCAAAGAGAGCGTAGCATCTACTAGAATAAGTTTCTTTCATAATAATGACAAAGAACTTACTAGATGTCTTTATTTGTTCGATCACCTCGGGCTGTTGAATCAAAAACTGCGTTTCGTCTGCAATAGAAGAATCAAACAAAGTCATGTTTATTCCTGGAGTATCGACAATGTTTATGTTATAGATGTATTGCGTGAATTCTCCATTAGAACTGAAAATCTTGTATCCGTAAGAACCTAAATAAGCCTCGAACACAGGATCATCCTCTGTAACGACATACGGGTATTCAATGTTATTCAGATACGCGACTTCTGAAATGTAAGATTTCGATTCTCGAGACTCGTTTTTTGCGTAATGCCTTATTAGTGAATCGATCGTATCGCCATTATTTATTATAACACGCTTTAGACTTTTATACTTCGGTTTCGTAATAGTTTCGAAAGTTTCATAGTTATAATCTATAATAAAATCGTATACATAACCAGTTTCTGAATAACTCGTTGAAAGAGTCATGCTAGTATCGTTTAGATCTTCGACGAGATTGTTTTCACGTCCAAAATCTCCATAAGCGAATACAGAAACATTTTCAACATTCAACGAAGATGGACTCTGTTTGAAATACACCACTATCTTTGTTTCGTCGCCATCAATGACTTCTCTAACATAGTCAACTGGAAATGGAAATGTTATTTGATTCAGCTGTCGTATGTCTTTCTGAAACTGAGCCACTGTTGCTTTATTTGCCGCAAGAGTAACCGGAGCAGAGATTGAAGCCAATCTTGTCAGACTAACATCAAAAGACAGCTTGTTTATCGAGCCCGTCATTGACTTCTCGAGAAGACTTAGCTGAGCATCGATGTTCTTGAATCGTATGTATGGTTCGTAGAACGCTGTCTTTAGGTCATCAAAGGTCTTTATTTGATTTACTACTCCTCTAACCAATGAAAGATTCAATGTAATCTTATTGAGAGCGTCGGTCATTCTTTCAAGACGACGTAAATCACTTATAGCCGAGTTTGCCGATGTTATGAAGAAGTTTCCAGCTCTAATAGCTTTTTCGACATAGCTTAGACCATTATTATAGAGGTCGGAAGCGGTCTGCACTCCTGGTAATGACATGAAAAATGACTTGACATTTTTAAGATCTTTTGCCAAATCATTTATCTCAGATAGTATTCCTTCAGGAGGCGGAATAAGATCTTTTTCAGTAGAAATCGCCAAACTCGAACCGACATACTCATCAATAACAACAAAATCTAGCTTATACTTATAGAGATTAGGCTGTTCTCTATTGCGCATAAACGAATCATTTTGAAGAATAACATCATAAGTTATTGCTTGATCGGGAATAGTCAGTTTTACAGATGCTATCTTATCTATGTTATCGATTGAATAAAACTGATCGATCTCGTCAACTTCGCCTCTCATGTATTTATTTTCACCCTTTACTAGCTGAATAATAGAATACAGATCTAGCCAGTGTTTTTTTCCATGAGTCCAATCGCTAGAAGAATACGCCTCGTTTGATAAACTAGATGATTTATTTCGTAACCCGTATTTTTCAAGATCTAGCTTATAACCAGTATGCCCTTCGATCGAAATAGTTTTTAGCCCTGCACCGAGATTTTGAAATACTTTTCCAGCATACGTAAATGTTGAGCTCACTCTGTTCTGCTGATTTATCGTCAAAGAAGATGGATTCAAAGGAAATAAATATTGTACGCCTCCGCTTCCCGCATAAACCGAAAGAACTATGAGCCGGCTACTATTTGGATTGTATCTATCCATTATTATCCCTTTATAAAGTTGACTTGAGAAGCTGTAACATTGACGATTGCCGAAGAAACAACATCGATGTTCGATCCAGATGAAACCGAAACAGCTCCATCGGTTGAAGCACTTATAGATTGAGTTGATTGCATTGTTATTTGACCTTCGGGAGTAATCGTAATAGTTGCTGCATCGTCTCTTGTTTTTAGAGTAACATTTCCTGTAGAATCTATAATGACGTTTTGACCAGCATGCCATTTTATGTACAGAGAGGTCTGTCGTTTCGCATTGTAATCAGAAGAACTTTGTATGTAGTTAGAAATCGTTTTTGCAGGTTCTAATGCAGAAATCTCATCAGTGTCAGACGAACCTATCTTTATTATGCTTCCACTTGGATGATAGAACTGAACTGTTCCATCGCCTCTAATCATTTGTATGACGTCAGATTAGTGTCTAAACAAATACATTCCATAGTCTGGAATAGAG